AGACTTGCACTCGGCTTCGGCGTTTTCGTCGCCCTTGGATGCTCCGGGTCGCTGCGATTCGAGGATGAACTTGTCGAAGTCGGCCTTCAGCTCGGCCAGCTTGTCCATTTCGTCGCTGACCTTGGCCAGTTTGGCTTCCAGATCAGCGACGGCCTTGCCTTCGGCCTTGGCCTTCAGCAGTTCGTCATTGGTTTTCTTGTGCTCTTCCCAGGCTTTGCCTTGGGCTTCAATCAGAGACTTTATTTCGAGGATGTCGGACATGGTTTGCCTTTCTTTGGGCGTAAAAAAACCGCCTCTAGGGCGGCTTGCGGTGGGTGACGCTGGTATCAGCGCGGGATGTGCTGTTCGCGGGCCTTGAGTGCCTGCGCCAGCTCTGCCAGCTCTGAACTGCCAGCGTCCCGCATGGCAATCAGGCTCTTGAAGCCCTGGTTGATAACAACCAAGGCTTCACTTCTCGACAGCCCAGCGTCCCGCGTAAGCAGTCGTTCGAAGTCTCTTTCTGTCCAGTCGTTCTTCACGGACTCCACGCGCGCCTTGCCGTTAGCGGGGCGAGTGACAAGGGACACCTCAATGAGGTCGATGCGCTTTAATTTGCGCTTGGGCTCTTCCGGCTTGCTGCGCGGCTCCCACTCCTTCGCGATGTACCCGATGGACATGCCATCAATGGCCGGTCGCGGGCCCATCTTCATGAGCGCATACATTTCTCGGCCACGCGGCGTGTCGGCCAGTTGGCCGGTGACTTTCAGGCCGTGGCCGTCTTCGGCAAAGTCGGTCCAGACGCCGATGGGCGTCATGTCTTCGGCCGACATTTGCCAGCCGCCGTGCTGCGAAAGCATCGCCGGCCATGGCTGATCGCCGGCCTTCACATCGGCCAGGAATTTGGAGAAAGCGCCGGCTTCGATCACGTCGCCGTATGAGTCCACATTGCCAAAAACGGCGCCGTAGCCGGTGAAGCTCATGGCCTGCGCTTCATCGGTGGCGAACTTGAGTTCGCGCAGGTTACAGGTCAGGTTCTGCATCGTCTTCCTTCGGTGCCTGCGGCACGTTGGTAGCAATGGGCAGCTTGGCCGCAGCGCCGCCCATGGGGTTCAGGTCTTCCAGGGCGCGCACCTCGTCCTGCGTCATGAATGCCGGGCTGCCGCCAGCGCCAAGCGCTTTGGCGTAATACTCGGAACGGTCTTTGTGCGAGCCTCGCAACAGGCCGTTGGCATTGAACTTGACGAAGTAGCCATCGGCCGCGTCGCGCTCTGTCAGCAGCTGGCATTCGGCCGACTGCTCGATGCGCTGATACCAGGGGGACAACGTGTGCACGACGTGAGCCAGGAACATCTGCTCCGCGCTCGCGTAGGTGGCCGCCTTGTCGCTATAGCCAACCATGATGGGCATGACGCGCATGAAGCGGCAGACTTCCTCGATCTGGTACTTGCGGGTCTCCAGCAGCTGCGCATCAATGCCGGTCATGCTGGCCGGGTAAAACTTCGCGTTCCTGTCCAGCAGCTTCGTCTTGCCGACGTTCTCGATGCCGTCAAAGTTCTTCGCCAGCCATTCCCGCATCTTCGTGTACTGCTCGGCGTTCAGCGTGCCTTCCACCGAGTACACGCCGCCCATGGCCGCGCCATTGCGCTGCATGCGGCTGTGCGATTCTTCGGTGCTCATGGCAAGGCCGATGGCTTCACGGGCCTGCTTCACGATGTCCAGGCCCACTACGCCGTCCCAGGATGGGCCGCGCCAGTGCCAAATGGCCGACTGCGGCAGATCCATCGTCTTGCCGTTCGGCGCCGTCACTTTATAGATCAGGCTGTAGTCGTCGTTCTGCGTGACTGAAACAGCGTCGGGGCGAATCGGGATCAGCTCGGCCACTTCACCGCGCAGGCGGTTGATGAAGGCATAGGCCGATCCGGTAAGAACGCAGTGCAGCGCCATGGTTTCGCGCAGCTCGAAACTGGTCATCCAGCCATTGGGCTTTCGGTGCAGCACGCGGTACAGCCCCCGGTCGGTGGCCGGTTGCACTTGATCGCCCACCTGCCGATACAGCTTGAACGGGACTTGTGCCACGCCTTCGGCAATGACGCGCGCGCAGGCCATGACCACCGACACCTCCAGCGAGGTCTTGTGCGACACGCTGGCGCCTGATTTCGTGCCCATACCACCGGCCAGCAGCCGGAATAGGTCGAGCGAGTGACGAACCGAGCCGTCCTCGTTCGACTTGCGGCTGAAAGGCCAGATTTTCATGCGGTCTCCCAAAAGCTACGTTCAAGTGATTCGGCCTGCGGCATGACACCGACAGCCATCGCCAGTGCGACCATGCCGTCGATGCGGCCTGTGGCCTTGCCCTTGATGAATTTGCGATTACCTGCCGGGTCAGTGACCACGGTGGCGTTCTTGGCGCACATTTCGAGCACCGGGTGATTGCCGTGCTTCAGTTGCGCGTTGAGGATCTTCGACTCCAGCTCGCGCAGCGCCGGGCTCATGGACGCGAAGCCCTGGCCGAACTCGACGAAACGCTCTAGCTCGTCTTCCGTGAAACCGACGCGCTCCAACCATGGCTTCAGGAACCGCATGTTGTAGCGGTCAAACGCCAGCGCCTGCACATCGCACGAATCGAACACTTCGCGCAGATGGTGCGCGATGAACTCGTATTCGATGGATCGTCCCGGCGTCGTCTCCAGCCATCCGTCCCGCGCCCATACGTCGTAAGGAACGCGGTCATTGCGCGACTTCTCGGCCAGCCCGTCGCCAGGAAGCCAGAACGTCGGATGCACATCGCCTTCGTCAGACACAAGCACAAGCGCCGTCAAGTCAGAGACCGACGACAGGTCAAGCCCGCCCCATACCCGCTTGCCTTCCAGCGGCTCGGCCATGGCGCCGCAGCCCTCCCATACAGACCGGGTGACGAACGGGTTCCTAGATTCAATGCACTGGTTTGCGACCAGGTTGCGAAAGCTCGCCTCTCGGCTCGGCATCCGCTTCGCCTCTTCCATCTGGCGAAACACCTCGTCGTGATTCATCAGGTGCCAATTCGGCTGTGCTTTCGCAAGCTGATCACGGTCAAACGGGTCGCCATCCTCCGGAACTGCATACAAAACGCACTTAACGCGCGGGTCTGCCCCGGTTTTCGCATCCTGAATCAGGATCGAAAGTAAATCATCCGGCTTCGCGGCCTGCGTCGAAATGATGATCGACATCGGGCTCGCTTGCGCCGCAGCTGCCGTTTCCATTGCCTCATACAAGTCGAAGCGAGGGCCCCGGACAGCGCCTAATTCGTCGTGAATAACGAGCGTTGGGCTTAACCCCAGCGCAGTCGAAGCGTCAGCAGACAGGGCCTTATAGACCGTCCCAAGCTCGGAACAGACAAGCATCTTTGCACTGTCTTTGATTGCCACGTACTGCGACAAGTCTGGCGACATGCGCACCATCAGGCTTGCAAGCCGAAATAGGATTGCCGCCTGATCTCTCGACTGCGCGCATGAGTACAACTGCCCAGACGGCACGGCTTCAGGCCCGGCCAAGTGGAGCAGCAGTATCATTGCGCTCCAGCTTGTCTTGCCATTCTTGCGCGGGATTGAGGCGATGAATGTACGGGTCGGGCTCCCGTACATCATTTCCATCCATTCAATCTGCGCCGGCGACAGTTGCACCGGCTGGCCTACTAGCCGGCCCTCTGGAACCCGTAGATGCCGGTGAATCCAGTCCGCGTTGCGCTGGGCGCGAGGCGAGAGTCTTATCTTCTTCCCGCTGGTCACAGCAGACGCTCTTGCCATTGGACCCGCCACCCCTTGTAGTGACTCGCGATCCCTTTTGCGATATGCCCACACGCGGCGCTAAATTGCGCAGCCGTACAGCCAAGCTTCTTGGCTACTTCGCTCCGAGTGCCGCGAAACGTTTCACCGTTCTTATGCACGGCATAAACCTTGCCCGAGCCAAGCTGCGTCGGCTTCCCTGTCTTCTTCGACGCAAAGCAGCTTCTAGGCTTTGTAGTAGAAAGCCTCCAGCCGCACGCCGTTACGCCTGCGTGTTTTACAACTCTCGTCCCGGCCTGGTAGCCGAGTCCTGCCATATCACAGAACTCTTTTTGAGTTCCTTGAAAATCGCGCCCGTCCGCATTTACAAACAGGAAAGACTGGCCTTTTACGCTTCTGGTTCTGCGCTTCCCGTCGTCAAGCGCCCACCCAAACGCGGACGGCTTTTTGCTGTCTTCGGCAATCGCGCTTGTCCATGTTGAGCGGACGCCGCCGTACTTGAGCCACATATCATGCAGAGTGGCTTCTTCTCGCTTCCCGGTGTCCATGTTTTTCCACTTGAACACCTGCGAGTTGTAGTTACCGTTATCAGAGCCTTTCAGGCCGTCCTTCCCTCGCTCTACCTCTGACCACGCACGCCTAGCGAGACCGTAAGCAGATCGTATCTGGCGCGCCGGGCGCTCTTTGCCGCCCCTGACCCCGCCCATCAAAAACACCGCAGCCCACAGCTTCCCGCCATGAATCTTGGCGAGCAGCAAGTGGGCAAACAAATGATCTTCAGGCGTCAGCCGAATGATGTTTTCCGGCTCATCACCGCCGCTAAGCGATCTCGGCAGGATGTGATGGCGCTCAAAATACGACGGCGATTCCGGCTGTTTTTCAAGCCGATCCGCGATGAACTCGCGGTAAATTCGTGCATAATCCATGCAGCCCTAAGCCTCCGTGAAAGGTTGCGGGTTAGAGAGCCCTATCGGATGCCAGTCCTTTAGGGCTTTCGCTATTTTACCACTTCGTCATCAGCTAAACGTCGATTTCCCAGGGCTTCTTAGCCTTCGGCGCATTCACAATCGCCCTCGCCACTGTCTGCTGATCAATCGCCTGTCGCGTAATCCGCAGCCGCGTTGCAGCACTAGACGCGGCACGGCTTTCGCGCTCGTGCGCCAGGATGCGTGACAGGACAACGTGCCGGCAGTACAGCTCCAGCATGGGCGCATGCGTCTCCGTGAAGGAACTCGCAGGCTGATCATTCACCACCTGCAACCACACGTCACGCTCTGCATCCGGCAGATGAACCGGTGGCGCAAGCCTCGACTCACTTAGAACCGGAGTCGGGCGCGCAACCGCCATCGCAGCCGTCGATTTCCGTCCTCGTTGAGCCATTTTTCTGCCTCGTCTTATCGCCTTTTTTGGTTAGGGTTTGAAAAGGAGACT